CTAATGGAGATGGGTCTGTTGCTACAGATTGAACTGCAAAACCATTTATACCTTTATAAGTAGCCATGGTTATTTATTCTGTAATAGCCAGCCTTGAGTGTTGTCTGTAAATACAAGTGTAAGTCCAGCGCGCTCAACTGACACGGTTAAATCTTCTGCTACACCTTGTATAGGTTTACCATTTCTTGCAATGGTTAAATTATTAGTGTCAAATGTTCCAGAGTAATCAATGAATGAAATAAAATCTCCAAGAGTTGGAGAAGCTGGAAGAGTTGCTGTAATTGCAGCTGATGATGTATTTATGAAATATCCATTTTTAGCAGTAACCGTTAAACTACTAGTAACTACTGCTTGCCATGCTGCTCCGCCTGCTACAGTTGCAAAAGATAAATTTCCTGAACCATCAGTTGTTAAAACTTGATTTGCTGTTCCTGTCGCAGTTGGTAATGTTAATGTATAAGCAGTATCTCCTGTAATTGTAGCTGGAGCTTTTAATCCAACATAAGCTGAACCAGTATTATCTCCTAATCTTAATGCACCTTCTGAATCAATAACAACATTTGTTCCATCCCAAGTAAAGTTAGCAGAACCACCAAATGCAGTTCCACCACTATTAAATTGAACTTGAGTATCTGATCCACCTGGAGGTGAAGCTAAAGAAACATCTACAACATCTGTTCCATTAGAATAAACTAATTTAAATCCTTTATCAGTAGTTGCAAAGGTTGGACCTGTTCCTGATGTTGTTTTAATTTGTACTGTATAAGCACCAGTTGTAGAGTTTTTAATAATATATGTTTTTTCAATTCCATCTGGAATAATAACACTAACGTTTCCTGTAATAGTTCCTGTTAAATTTATAACAGCGTTTTTACCATTAGATAAAATACCATTAGAAAATGTTAAAGTAGCTCCAGTTGTAGCGTTTAATGCAACTGAATCATAACCAGCGATTGCTTGTTGTAAAATATTTAAGTTTGTATTTGTAATATCTCCCCATGTACCGGCGTTTTCGCCTGTTACCATGAGTTCTAGTTTAAGATCTGTAGAATAACTTGATGGCATATTTTAAATTCCTTATTTTATTGTTTTTATTAAATTTAAGCGGCTGTGTCAACTTCTATCCAAGTTGCATCAGTTCCGGTGTTGACCTCTGTATAATTAACAGCAGTACCTGTGTTAATTTCAGTCCAAATTTGTATATTAACGCTATTTAAGGATAAAGTCAAAGCATTACCTGTTAAAGTAACACTTCCAGTTGAAGCAAATCCTAGATTTCCTAATGATGTATTTAATTGTTGACCACTAGGTAAAACATTAACACTTATATCAATAGATACACTATTTAATGATATATTTACTTGTTGACCTGTTAAAGCAACATCAGGACCAGGATCTAAATCTCCTTCTGCTATAGCTAATCCATTACCAGTTATTTCAACTACTACAATAGCTCCAACAACAACTTCTCCTGGTATAGGCATTGCAAGAGCAAGACCTGTGGCTCCTGCTATTGTATTAGCATCTAATACGGCTGTTCCTAAAGATAAATTTAATTGTTGACCAGTTAAACTTGTTAATCCATCTGCAGTTATATTTACACTATCTAAAGAGATATTTAATTGTTGACCTTCTAAAATAACATCTGGATTTGGATCTACGATTCCTTCAGCAATATTTAATTGTTGACCTGTTAATGAAGCAATTGAATTTAAATCTAATGAAACAGAATTTAAATTTATGTTTAATTGTTGACCAGTTGTTGAAACAAAAACTGAAAGTCCTTCTCCACCCCAGTCATTTTGACCCCAAGTTAATCTTCCCCATCCAGTATTAATTTCTGCTGAGATAGAAACTGAATTTAAATTTATATTTAATTGTTGTCCTGTTACAGAAACCGTAACACTTAATGTATTATTGCCCCATGCTGAAAGACCATAACCATAAGCACCCCAACCATCAAGTACTGGTTCTTGAAGTCCCCAATCGCCTGTGCTCCAAGCTAGTTGGCCCCATTTATAATCGTTAGCCATAATAGGTTACTCCTATTACGCGTTACCGATTCTTAAGATAGCCGCTGATGTTGTGTCCGCTGGGAATTGAACTGTAAATGTTCCAGATGTAGCTGTTTTATCAGAACCAAAATCTAAAACTGCAACTGCAGCATTAGAATTTGAAGTGTTATAAATTAAAGCTCCTCTTGCTGTAAGTGTAACACCTGTAAAAGATATATCTGCAAAATCAACATATGCAACACCAGAAGAAACTGAAGTTCCAACATTTACTAATACTCCACCACCTGTTGTATATTGTCCAGAGTTGGCAACTTCATTAGTAGATGTATAAACAGTTGTAGCTGAATTTAAAGTTGCTGCTGATGTGTATAGAGCAAGTTTAAAAACATTTCCGCCTACTGCGTTAAAATTATGTTCAGCTTGAAATAATTCTTCTTTGAAAGAATTTGGAACTGCTTGTGTTATAGCCATATTAACTCCTAATTATTATCCTTGTTTTTGAATCTGAGGAGCACCTTCTTGATACTCATCTCGTCTTCTTCTTCCCATTTGTTCAATAGAGAATCCTTGTAACGCTGATTGATACTTTTGTTCATAGAACTGAATCATATCAGCAGGACCCTTTAAAAAACCGTAAGCCTCAACAAGGCATGCATATAACAAGCCAGAGGGAAATTGCTGACTTAAATATGTTGTAGCAACATTACTAGATAATCCTGCTGGTTTCAAGGTATAATTTAATTGCATGGTATATGTCAAGTCTGGAATTGGGGCTAATACAATAGTTTGCTCATCCCAATAACTAAAATATTTTGGTAATCCTTGAGCATTACTAGCATTATACTCATTAATAAAGCCTGTATCTCTATATTCTACTACGGCATTATTTCCAGTATAAGCTCCTCCTGGAATAATTTGAGCTTCTCTAATAATTAAAGTTTGATCTGTAAGTAATGGTGTACTTACATAAGGTTGACCTGCAATAATAGAAGCTGTTGCATATTTTCTATTATTATCAGAATCTACATCTCTTTGAATTCTCCATTCAGCATCTAAAATAAATCCATTAACAATCGTTGCTGTAAATACGTTGGAGTCAACTTCTGTGTAATCTCTAATTTTTTGAACAAGTTCTGTGTATGTCATATTAAGCCTGTAGTGTAACTGGACCTGCAGAGCATTGTGCTCCACCACCAGAAACGTTTCCTGTTGTTGCTGTATCTGTACTCTGGAAATAAAAATAATTCAATGGATCACTAACGATTCCTGATGAATTTATTTTTCCAACTGTAATAGTAAAACCTTGTGATCTTGAAATATCTGTCACACCATCAAAAGATGGAACCAATTCAAACGAAGTCTCGCGCGTAGGCGTGCCTGCGATCAATACTTCCGGTGGTCCTCTAAATCTAACTACATTACCAGTAGATCTTCCATGATCTTCTGAATAAACATTAATATAAGTATTTCCTGCATACTTAATAGTTGTAAAAGGATTTGGATTTAATTCTATAATTACAGGTGGCTCTATTCTATCAGGATGTGCATATTGTAATCCTTCAGGATCAGCGTTATGTGGTTTTGGTTCAAGTTGTGGATGCTTTGGTTCATATTCAGTAATATGTACCCATGATCCATTCCATTCTTGTACCATTTCAACATATGGAAATCTCTGACCAGAACGATCAGAAATCATGTAAGCATATTTTCCTCTAGATAAATTTCCCATTATGCGCTCGGATAGTAAGTTTTAGGTGTTATAAATGAACTAGAAGAAGAACCATCTTGTTCTAATGCTCTTTTTAATTCATCTTCATAATATAATTTCATCTCTTGTGATCTTTGTGGTGCAAATTTAATTGCTAAATAATAAGAAAGTCCTGCGCACATACACGGAACAAATCTATATGGAACGTTTGTAATATTTGTATAAGCTCCAACATCTTGAATTCTTTTTGCATAGTAATAATGCATTACATTATTCACCTGATCTGATCCTGGTGTTAAATATAAAGTGATTGTAATTTTATCTATAAATCTTTGTACCCAATATTGCGTAGGTTGACCTTGTGAAAATTTAGAAGATAAAGAATTGTAAACTGATCTATCTATTTTTGTAAGTGGAAAATCTGCAACTGGTACTTGTTGTGTATTTCTATAAGATGCTTCATAAATATCATCTGGTCCATAAGTAATAGAATCATAATCATAAACAGCAGTATTATCTGCATGAATTGCAGCTGTTGTACCATTAGCACCACGCGTACAACCTGTTATAGAATTAGCACTTGTATTTGTTCCAGTATAAGTAATTTGTTCAGAGCCAATTAATAAAGTTCCTGATGTTGGAAACTGCCATACTGAATCTAATATTAAAGTTGTATCTACTGCAGTAATTGCACCATTTAAATAACTGAAAGTACCATCTGATGTTCCATCAGTTGATGATCTATAAATTGTATAAACAGTTTGACCTTCTACCATTGAGATAGAATTTTGTGCAACTTCCCAGTAATGAAGTCCCCTGTTGCCCCATTCTTGAAATAGAATGTTAAGCGAGCGACGAGCTGCCTTCATTTGGTTACCTGTATTATTTACAAGACCAATTCTTTCGTAAGACTCTTCTATGATCTCATCAATAGTAAAAGTTTTTTCAAAAACTGTAGTGCCTGAAGAGGTAGCCATACTAGACTCCTACTTTTCTATAAATAGTGTAACAGTTAAACTTGTATTTGAAACAACTCCAATGCCATCAACTATTCCTGTTCCATTTCGTTGTGCGTATAACACACCATCTTCTGGAAGATTTAAAGTTTCAGTTTGATTAGCTCCAACAGCAACAGGTATATAAACTTGTGTGTTAGTTGAAGTGCTTACTGTAGTAGTATTTGCTAAACCATTAATAATACATGTTCCAGCAGTACCTGTTCCATTTTGTACCATGTAACCTCTTAATCTAGTAGGTCCAGTAAACAAAACTAAAGTAGTAAGGTTAGCTGCACATATAACCGGTTTTACATCTGACTTCATATTTTTCTCCTTGTATTAAGGAGCCCTTTCGAGCTCCTTAAAAAATTATTTATTATGGTGTTGGTGATACGAATGATAAATTATCACATCTCAACCATTCAGCTCCATCAGAAAAAGCATAAACTGCATTTCCAGAAGCTCCGTTAGAAACATATACCATTGCTCCAGCATTTGCTGTTGCTAATAATTTTGTTCCTGATTCACTTCCTGAAGTAATAGTAAGTGTAGTTGCATTAGTTGCTGTGTAAGGTACTTTACCACCTTGTTCAGTATCATTTGATCCGAATCCACCCGCATTTGGGTTTGGTCCACCAATAAATCCATTTAGTGATACCACTGGTCCGTTAAACGTTGTATTTGCCATAAGTGTTCTCCTAGTTATTCCAATA